AGGTGAGCTTTCTGACTATGCATAATGATCGAAAAAAGAAATACGAAAAGAAGCGGACAAATAAAACCGTTTCTTTCATCCATAAAGATGATTCGGAGTTGCTGGAATGGGCGAGCAACCTTGAAGATTTCAGCGGCACGGTTAAAAAAGTTTTAAACAATCATAGAAAAGGCGAGAAGCGATGAAAGATTTAAAAATACATGTAGCGAACGAAGCGGAAAGCAAAGAAGCGCAAGAGTTGTTTTTTGAGTTGGGTTATGAGTGGCAAGGCAGAGGCAAAGAATACTTAAAGTGCGAACTCAATGGTTTTTATATATTAGCCAGAATAAATAAAGAAATGTCTTATTGTGATGTGTCAGAGGTTGATTTTAATTCAAAAAATAATAGCTATTCATTTTTTAAAACAATCACCCTACAACAACTTCGCGACATGGTTAATCCTATGAAAGAATATTTAGAAAAACAGGCAGACGGCAGTTACGAGCTTGTGATGCGTGGCATTGTTGGGAGAGATGATGATATTGAAGTTCCTGAGGGTGCGGATATTTATGTAACAATTTCAACCAATAATCTTTTCTATAAGGACAATTTCAAATACGTTTATCACGGTGAATGGATTGCAACTGTTTATTGTGGTGAAAACTTAGAATTTTGGAAAAAAATGCCAGTACTATGGCAACGCCACACACAGCCCGAAGAATTGCCTTTCGTGGATTCTTTAAACGACCAATACGCAGAGATTGAGCAGGTGCGAAAACACCGCCACTATTTCAAAGACGTGTCAAATATCGCTGAGATTGATGTATACACCGTTTTAAAGCTGTTTGATGTAACAGACCCATGCTTACAGCACATTGTTAAAAAAGCTTTATGTGCGGGCAAACGTGGGCACAAGGACATGATGGAGGATTTGAAGAATATCGTTGATACAGCAACCCGTGCCGTTGAACTTAACTCGTAGGTGTGGTTATGAACAAACCAAACCCAACCCTAATCCGTCAATGCATGGTTGAGTATGCAAACCAGTTAGGGCGACCGCATTTTGAAGTGTGTGTGGTGAAACGTGTTGTGAACTCATTTGCGACTGGTGTTGATGATGTTTTCAAGCCAGTGATCGAAAGTATGATTAACGATAAAAATAAGCGCAATGCATCAAACCGCAGACGTGAATTGCTAAACGAGTTTTGTGAAGATCATTCATACATGAAATTAGCGGTGTTGTCTGAAATGTCAGCGCCAACTATGAAGAAGATACTTGTTGGTCAGTTGGATTGCAGTGACGATCAATGGGCTAAAATATTAAACGCTTTCGAGTTGATGACATGAAAGAACTAGAAATGTGGTGCATGTTTGGGTATGGCAGAAAATTGGCATTGTGTGAAAAGATAGGATGCAGCCGCCAAAACTTAGAGCAACTAATCAAATCCACATCAAATAAAAAAAGTTATGCAAGTGGAATGAGCCAAGTTGAGCAAGACGAAATGTTTAGCATCGACAAGGCAAAACGCAATATGATCCGCGCTGCTGAGCATATTGCGCATGATGATTTAACGGTTCAGAAGAAAGCGCATTTTGAGTTGGTGCGTTGGGCAGACATTTACGCAGATTTGAATAAGGTGATGAAATGAAAATTGAATTAGTACGTTTTGAGGATGGATTGGCAGACTTCGAGATTGGTGATTTAACGGCACGCTGTAACGTGTCTGATTGGGATTTAAATGAGTTTTTGAATGGTGAATTGATTATCAAGCCTTATGCATGGTTCGATATGAATGACGATGAAGTGGCAAAGCCTGAATGGTTCGGACGCAAGGAGCTATTTGAGCTGAACAATGTATTTGAGCGTAGTTTAAAGTGACAAAACCAAAAGGAGCTACGCACTACGATTTCAAGAAGTCGTGTTTTTATAAGATTAATGAGAGGATTTATAAATACAACGGCTTTGGGTGGTGCGAAGTTAAGGAAGTTAATTTAAATAATTGTATTGAGGTTTAAAAAAATGATCGAACTAAAAAACGCGGTAAATGAAGCGAAAATCAAACTAGGCTTGAGCAATTCTGAGTTGTCTAAATTGATCGGGTATTCGCGGAACTATATCAGCGAAACCTTGCGGATCGGCGCAAGCACTGAGAAGCAAGCGGAAGTTATCGGCAAGATTAAAGAAGCCGTAGCGGTTGAGTTGGTTAGTCGTGGGGTGTGTGGTGTCAGCTCGCCAATTGAGCGAAGCCAAGACGTTACTTCTGATTTTGTGAGAAAGGATTATCACGAGCAGGAGGTGGCAAAGCTTAGAGCAGCATTGGTTTTCTCAAAAGCTCCTGAAGAACATGCACAGAAGATCAAAAATCTGTCTAACGACCTGGCAATCTCCAGCCGTGACAAAAATTTCATGAAGAAGAAGTTGCAAGATAAAAACGCAGTCATTAACTGGCTTATGGCATCGAATGTATTTTTTATTCTGTTTTTAGTGGCTAAGTGCGTGGGGTGGGTGTGATGAAAAGTTTTGAGGAGCAATTTGTCCATGAGTTTTACATGGGTAAGAACAACAAAGGCGAGTATATTGACGATAGAACAAGGATGGCTAGTTTTTGCTACGAAGCAGGCAAACAATCCAAACAAGCCGAGGTGGATGAGTTAAAGCGTGAAATGCTAAACAAAACAAATGAGGCTTATGCAGATGGTCAAAAGTCTATGCGTAAGATGATTAAAAGTAATGAGGATGATTTGCAAAAGCGGATTGATGAGGCTTTCAAATCCAGTAAAGAATTTTATGATTTCGGGGATGGTGAAAGCGCTATGGCGTTCTGCAATGAAATCATGAATATCCTAAAAGGAAACACAAATGAACACTGAAGAAGAAAGAGAATTGTTTGACAAGTGGTATGGCAAGAAACCTAGAGGGTGGTTTGAGGCTGTAAGGTATAATACAGCATGGAGAGCATGGCTCGCATCCACAAACCGAGAGGGTTATAAGCTTGTGCCTTTGGAGCCAAGTCAAGAAATGTTAATTGCTGCTGATAACTGTGAAATAGACGGGAAAGTTACAGCGCACAATATTTACAAAGCCATGATCGGAGCTTGTGATGAATAATGAAGAATTATTGGAAAAACTAGAGTCTGTGGCGAACTTTATGAATGGTATGAGATTTGACCCAAGAATACCGAATGACGTAAAGCAAGCGTTATGTGAAAAATCTCAAGAGCTTTATGATTTTATAGAGGATGCACAGGATGACCATTGAAGAAATCAGAAAGAATGCTCCAGAGGGGGCGACACACTATGATAGGCTCGGATACTACTTTCATAAAACAGATGATGGGTACTTTGTTTACAGCAAGCTAGGTAATGGTTGGTCGACGAAGCCACATCAACTGACTGAGTCAGAAGTAGCTCTATATGGAATAAAGCCCCTTTGAGGGCTTTTCTGTTATTATGTGGTTTTAGTTTGGGAGGGTTTTTAGGTGAGTAGAGAGGTAGGAAAACCTAGATTAATTGAAAGCCCTGATGATTTTAAAGAGATGGCTTTGGATTATATTAATTGGGTTAAAAGCAATCCAATTGAGAAAACCATCACGGCTTCATTTCAGGGCGTAATATCTTACGACAAAGTACCCCACATGCGAGGGATGACTCAGTTCGGATTGGCTGCGCACATGGGCATAGGACTAAGCACGCTCAAAGACTATGGCCAAAGAGATGAATATTCGGCTATCTATGGGGAAATAGACGCAATTATGAAAGCTTGGAACTTGGATGGTGCGCTGTCAGGTGACTTGAATCATGCGCTTGTTGCCCGCATTGATGGACATGCAGATAAACAGGATATTACGAGTGATGGTAAAGCCATTGGTGATAAACCAAGTGTGATTAATTTGGTAGCTCCAAGCATGGAGAAATAATGTCGTCTGTAGATATTCAACTCCCGCCAAAACTAATACCATTATTCAGCAAGCCTAACTTGCGATACCGTTGTTCCAAGGGTGGTCGCGGATCATCGAAAACTAGAACTTTTGCGCTTATGACAGCAGTTAAAGGGTATATGTTTGCCGAAATGGGTGTGAGTGGAACTTTGCTTTGCGCGCGTGAGTTTATGAACTCTTTGTCTGAGTCTTCTATGGAGGAGATTAAGCAAGCGATTCGTACTGTGCCGTTTCTAAATGACTATTACGAGATGGGCGAGAACTACATTCGCAGTAAAAACAGGCTCGTTGATTATTCTTTTTGTGGTCTACGTCATAACTTGGACAGCATTAAGTCCAAGGCGCGTATTTTGCTTGCGTGGATTGATGAAGCAGAGTCTGTTTCTGTTATGGCCTATCGTAAGCTTTTACCTACAGTCCGTGAGGAAATAACGCTACCAACTGGCGAAAGGTTTATTTCTGAAATTTGGATTACGTGGAACCCTGAAAAAAGAAATAGCCCCACAACCGAGCAATTCGGAAATCCTGAAATATTAGACCCTGATAGCGGTGAAGTTATCGGCATGTGTGTTGAAATGAACTACTCAGACAATCCGTGGTTTCCGCATGTGTTGGAGTTGGAGCGAAGAAAAGACCAAGCTAATCTTGACGATGCCACTTATCGCTGGATTTGGGAGGGCGCTTATCTTGAGCTATCAGAAGCACAGATTTTCAGAAACAAATACGAATCAAAAGAATTTGAAGCTGATCCTAAAAAATGGGATGGGCCATACATCGGTCTTGACTTTGGATTCTCTCAAGACCCTACAGCTTGCGTTAAAGTTTGGATTCATGATGGATGTATTTGGATTGATTATGAGGCGGGCAAGATTGGATTAGAATTAGACGATACAGTTGATTTTCTTAAACAGCGCATACCTGAAATCGAGAAATATCCAATAGGCGCGGACAGTGCGCGCCCTGAGTCTATTAGTCACTTGAAGCGAAAAGGTCTATTCAGAATTAAGGGTGTCGAGAAAGGCAAAGGCTCTGTTGAGGATGGTATTGAGTTTATCAAGTCATTTAAGAAAGTGTATATTCATCCTAGATGCAAGCAAACCTTGTTTGAGTTTAGAGAGTACGCTTACAAGAAAGACCGATTAACAGACGAGGTACTGCCAATCGTTGTGGACGCTAACAACCACTACATAGATGCGTTAAGATATGCACTAGAACCGATTATGAAGCGGAAGCTTCGACTTAACATCAACCCCGATATTTTAGGACAACTATAATGTTCAAATGGTTTAAGAAAAAGGAGATTGTAGAAACTCCTAAAATTGATCAACATGCCGTGTTGCGTCAGATGCAACGTGTAATCACAATGCTTGACGATGTTAAAGACGCAGGCCATTTTGTTTATACAATCCCTGAGCTTGCGCCTAATGTCGTGCCTACGGGTGTAACGCCACTTATTGCTCAAGACAGCATGTGCGGAGCAATGGCTAACTATGCAGGAATGGAACCGCAGTTCTACTCAACATTCATCGGCTACCCTGCCTTATCATGGATGTCGCAAAACGCTGATTATCGCTTAGTGCCTGAGACTGTTGCAGAGGAAATGACACGTGAATGGGGTAAGCTTAAAGGCGGTGATGAAGAAGTTATTAAGCAGATTGAACAGCGCCTAGACGAGCTTGGTGTTCGTGATTTAATCCGCAGGCACATTGAAAACGATCACTACTTTGGTCGCTCTCAATTGTTTGTTGATATTGAGGGACAGGAAGATAAGACAGATTTACCTTTACTGATTAACGAGAAAGGTATCAAGAAAGGCTCATTAAAAGGCTTTTCATTGGTTGAAGCCCTTTGGTCTACCCCATCGGCTTACAACGCGAATAATCCACTACAAAATGATTTCTTCGTTCCGTATGAGTGGTATGTGTTGGGCAAGCGCGTGCATCGCGATCGATTGATGACGTTAATCATGCGACCAGTGCCCGACATGATGAAGCCAAGCTATAACTTCGGCGGTCTGCCAATGACTCAGGCCATGAAGCCTTATGTAGAGCGTTGTGAGCGCACAGTGGATAGTGTGAGTGATTTGGTGCACACATATAGCATCACTGGCTTAAAAACTGATATGAGCGCAGTCCTAAGCGGCGGTGAGGGTTCGGCTGCAGACCTAGTGGCACGCGCACAAATCTTCTCTAAGATGAAAAACAATCAAAACTTAATGCTGATTGATAAGTCAGGTGAAGAAGAATTTTTCCAACTTAACACCCCATTGACCACGTTGGATATTTTATGCAGTCAGGCTTTCGAGCAGATGGCGGGCCCTGCAAAAATGCCACTGGTGAAAATGTTTGGTAAATCACCAAGCGGTTTAAATGCGACAGGTGATAGTGAGATTCGTGTATGGTATGACCACGTTTCAGCACTGCAAAACGCTCACATATTACCGCAGATGAAAACCATCATTGACTTGGTTCAGCTAGACCTATTCGGCAAGATTGATCCTGAATTGTATTGGCAGTTCAATCCTTTGTATCAATTAGATGCTAACGAACAAGCGGACGTTGATTTGAAGAAAGCGCAGACGGCACAGGTTTATGTGGATATGGGCGTGATTGATAACATCGAGCAGCGCGAGATTCTTCAGTCTGACGAGGATGGTCCATACACAGGATTGGATATGTCAAAGGATATGGATGTGTATGATGATGTTGATGTAGAATAAACACGTAGGCAACTACATTTGACGACCACCTTCGGGTGGTTTTTTAATGCATAAGAAAAATTGATAAGTATATTAGAATTATGAATTTTACTTAATGTCGTAGCTACGGCATAATAATTCCATAGACAGGAGATACTAAAAATGAAACTTTATCACTACTCAAGCACCAAGATTGAAAACGTAGATATGAATAAATGTGATGGGTTTTGGATGACCACAATCGCACCAACAGAAACACAGTTATTGATGGAAATTGGCGCTGATGGCTTAGAGTTTTGTCATGTTGTTGAGCTTGATGATTCAGGAGAAGTCTTGATGAATGGTTCTAATGAGGATGTTGCGGAGCAATTAGAATCAGAAGCGGCTGATTACATGAAAAATAACTACGATGGCTTTTCTGATTTTGCTGTAGTTAATGCAAGCTTGGTTAAAATTGTCGAGATCATCAAGCTATGAAAGACCGCAAAAAAGACTACGAGCTGAAACGCGACACTAAGCGCGTTTCATTAAACATTGAAAAAGACGATGACATTATCGCCTACATCAAAGATAAAGAGTTCAGCACCTACGTTAAAAAATTGATTCGAGAGGATATGAAGAAATGAAAAAACTAGCATACAACACACTAGCAGGGCTGATTTACGCAGCGCCTTTGGTTTGGATTATTTTATTTGAGGTGGGGAAATGAGCGAATTAATTAGCAAGCAAGAAGCAAAACTAGCTTGGGCTAATGGCAAAAAATTGCAAATAGCTAACACGATTGTTGGTGAAGATTTTTACGACATAGATGATAGCAATACAACGTTAAATATTTTTGATTTGGATTTTTATCAATTCCGCCTCAAACCCCGCACCATCACCATTAATGGAATTGAAGTGCCTGCGCCTTTTGAGCCGAAAGAAGGTGATAGATTTTACTTTCTGAGTTCAAGCATAAGTAAAGGGTATGCTTTAGCAGAAAAGATCAATAGTAATTGCGTGGTAGATCAATTTGGAGCATGGAGCACAGAAGATGAAATTAAACAGGTTGTTTCTGCATTGCGTTCAGTTTTTAAGGGTGGTGTGTGATGACTAAAATCCTATGCCTATTCGGATTCCATACTTTCGAGTATGAAGAAAGCGTTTTAACAGGTAAGCGTTTTAAGGTGTGCCGACATTGCGGAGTTAATCGTGAAGCCTGAATTAATTGCTTGTGCGTTTATGTCGCCTATCGTGGTTTTTATTATTTATGTGGGAGTGATGGGAAATGGATATTAGAGAAGAATTTGAGAAGGTGGATGGGGTGAAGAATTGCATGGCTCAGTACGGAGTTTCTTTTGAAAACGCATCGTACAATAGCCCTTTTTCTCATATTAATGAGTGGTTAAACGGAGCTTGGTACGCATTCCAAGAACAGCAAAAGAAGGCTGATGCAATAAAAAGTAAACTATCAGATATTTATGATGCGTCAGATGAGGGTGAAACTGTAGAGCATTTACTTGATGAGATTCAGGAGCTACTAAAATGAACCTAGAACAAATGAAAAAAATCGTGGATGGTGCTCCTGAGTGGGCTAAATGCTGGAATACACGCATGGAGTGCTACACCCATGGCAATGTCAAATATTACAGCAATATTGATCTTGACAGCTTGCGTTCTCAGTTAGCCAAACGCGAACCAATGGAGTTGCGCGCTGTTGATATACCGCATGGTACTATTGTTTTGGAGAAGTGATGAAAGCCAATCTTGATGACGCTACACACTGGCAACAAAAGCATGATGAATACTGGTTGCTAGATTTTGGAACGTGGCTATTGTTTTGTAATGGTCACTGGCAAAGAGCAAAGCCCGATTTGGATGGTATGGTGGAGTTATGAGTAAATTTAAGTGCTTAACATCAAAACAGAAATTAACCGCTCTATCAATGAGATTTTATAGCGGGCAAAAATGGATACCTAAAGCAGGAGATTACTATACAACTCCACGCGATGATCTTGAACTATATCAGGTTGTAAAGATAGAGAATGGTAAGGTTTACACGAAATATTGCGACAAGGACTGCGCTTTATCCGAGTGGGATGAGATTGATTTTACAAGTAAAGGATTTGGAGTTCATAGGGTGTATGTCCCACTGATTATTTTAGAGCAAGATAGTGAGTTGTTTAAATGACAGAGCAAGAAATCAAAGATAGAGCGCCACATGGTGCAACACATACCGTAACTGAGTTTGAAGAAACAGACTATATAAAACATGAATGCGGTAATTGGTATGTTTGGCAAAATGAATCATGGGTTAGGTTGCACCCAATAGTTGTTAAAGAGTATCGATCAATTTTAAAACCACTCTAACAGGAGTTCTTAAGATGAAGTTAATGACAATAATTATTTTATCAATCTCCATGTTGGCTTGTGCTAAGCAACCAATCAGTGAATCTGATAGAATTAAGAAAAGAGATTTTATTTTAGAATGCATAAAATCATCAAACTCAATTGAAGATAATGTTGTTGAACAATGCAGGATGACTGCGGGTCAATTGTATGGGTAAATCATGAAACAAAAAAAGCCAATCGTTCTGCCGTTAATACCGCCATCGGTTCGTATTCAAAAAGAATATGAACGCATGATGATGGGCATGATTGACGAAATTCGTGCAGAAGTGATCCGAGATATTGTTAAGCCATTTAAAAATGATTTGGCAATGGATGGAATCACAGATTGGCTTTCTCATGTCATGGATGCAGTGATTAACCGTTGGTCGTATAACCTAGACCGAATTGCGCCTGAAATGGCAAAGGTATTTGTCGGTAAATCCAAATCTAACTACGAGCGTAGATTGCTGTCTATTCTGCGTAGACGTGGCTTTACGGTTGGGTTTAATCACTCGCAGTATGTTGAAGAACAGATGCAAGTCGCATTGGGTGAAAACATTGGGTTAATCAAATCGGTTGGTGAACAATATCTTGACCGTGTTCGATTATCTGTATGGCAATCGGTTAAGGGTGGTTATGATGTTGAAGGCTTAGTAAAGCGCCTGCGTGAAATTGACGGCATGTCTGAGCGCAGAGCCAAGATTATTGCGTCAGATCAGGTGAGCAAAATAAACCAAGCCATTGAAGAAGCTAGAGCGACTGAACTAGGAGTAACAAGGGCTATATGGGTTCATTCCAGCGCAAGTAAAGAACCACGCCCAAGCCATGTAAAGGCAAGCGGAACAGAGTACGAATTGCAAAAAGGTTTATATTTAGACGGAGAATGGATCAAACCTGCTCAAGCCATAAACTGCCGTTGTAGACCTAGACTTATTATTGAATTGTGAGGTGAGTATGAAAATCGGGACAAATGTATATTTCCATGGGAATCTAATTTCTGTTGGCGAGTTTGATTGTGAAGAAAATAATATTAATGACTACTTTGAGGGCAAGGTGAGCAAGAATGATCTAAAGGCGCTTATTGACGCAAAGCCTAGCAATGATGACTGTGTGTTTCAGATAAAAGAGGGATCTATTAGAATCGAGGTTTGGAAGCTATGACCCCCACCGAACTCCGCGCACGCGCACCAAAGGATGCCACACACTATGACTTTGAGAACGGCAAGCCAGTATTCTTTAAAAAGAATGATCTAGGCTTTACGTTTAAATCAAATGGCGGTGCATGGCAAATGATTAAAGTAAGTTTGAATAGCTATAAGAGGTTGTGATGGATAAGATAAGAAGAATGTACATAACGTGCAAAAAATGCGGTGATCCAATACCACATGGTTTTTGTTATTCTTGTTTAGATAGTGGGCTGTGCTAATGACCAAAGACGAAATTAAACAAAACGCGCCTGATGGGGCTACGCATTACTCAATGTCAGCAAGAGTCTATCTTAAAGCTGAAAAGAAAAAAGAATACATATTTAAGTTTGGTAAATGGATTTTGTTGCATTCAAAAATACCAAAGGATGCCACGCCTATCGGACAACCAAATGTTAAGCACTAACACCAAGCCCTTATAACAGGGCTTTTTTATTACTTCTCGTTTGCTATAATCAGTTTTATTTATAAGGCGTTTACTATGCCAAAATACGCTATGGACTTCCAATCCCTAACCACTGTTCGGCACATCGACAACAATGGTCACCTAATCGTTGATCGAACTTGCATTACCAAAGCTGCAATTAATCCGTATCGCGGTCAAGAAATCCCAAATTGGCAAGCTTTAGGATTAGATCCGAATAAGGTCTATATGCTATTGCGCTGCCCTACCGAGCTTCAGCGTGCGTTGCCTACATTTCAAGGTTTGCAACTGTTAGAACGTCACACACCTGTCTCATCCGAAGAACCTGAGAAGGACTCCACGGTTGGTAGTATTGGCACTGTTGTTGAAATGGACGGGGACAATGTATACTCTAGCTTACGTGTATATGATCAGAACGCAATCGACCTGATTGAATCTGAGAAGTTAAACCAGTTATCTGCGGGATATGCGTACACTGCTGATATGACAGGCGGTGAATGGAACGGGGAGCACTATGACGGTGTGATGCGTAATATTCACGGTAATCACGTTGCTTTAGTTGAGCGTGGTCGTATCGGAAAGGATGCTATTATTGCAGATGAGATGCCTAACGAAATTGAGGAATTTTTAATGAGCAAGAAAATTGCCCTGAAAAAAGGCTCGTTATCTAAACTCCAAGAACAACTTGGAATGGATTCAGCCGAAGAACTGAAAAAGACCATTATTGCAGTTGTGGGGCAATTAGCTCATGACGAAGATAAGGAAGAAAAGGAAGCCGAGGACGAGGACGACGAGAAGAAGACCGACGCCGAAGATGAAGAGGTAATCGAAGTCGCTGAAGATGAAGATGACGATAAAAAGTCTGACGCAGAAGACAAAGACGACAAAAAGCAAGCTATGGACGCTGCTATGATTGAGTCTAACGCTGTCGCTAAAGTAACTGCTCTATTTGAAGCACGCGAAAAGGTTAAGCCAATTGTAGGTCAGATTGCTTGCGATAGCGCGGAAGAAGTTTATAAAACTGCTTTAGCTAAATCAGGTGTTTCTACTAAAGGCGTTCACCCTTCTGCATACGGTGCTATGGTTGATCTTGTGCTGCAAGGCAAGCAAAACACTCCAAACATTGCCCAAGACTCTGCTTATGCAACTGCGTCTACAGGCTTGAAATCAATCACTGGTCATATTCGTAAGGGGTAATAATCATGGCTACAGGTTTTCAACAAACAATTAACCGCAATGTCCCTTTAGCTGTTGAAGGTGATTTCGCGGCTGCTGGCCCGTATCATGCGGTGCTTGCAGGTAATCAGCAATTAAAAGCATCTTCTGCAGGTGTAACAATTGCACGCTTTGCATGGGCTAACATTGCAAACGGTCAAGTGACAAATGTTAAACCTGCTGATTTAACCAATCAGGTTCTAGGCTTTGTTCGTCGTGGTGAAAATACCGCTTTGATTACTGGCTATCGTGCTGAAACGTCAATGCTTATCCCTGCGGGCTTCGGTGTAACGCTTTATGACCGTGGCGACTTTTGGGTTAAAACTACTACTGCTGCGACAGTAGGCCAAAAGGTATTTGCTTCTGATACTACAGGCGAAATCGCAACAGGTGCGGCGGGTGCTACAGTTGCAGGATTCACAGAAACAGAATTTAAGGTTGCTTCCATCGGTGATGTTGGCGAACTTATCAAAATCACAGCATTTTAAGAGGACTGAATAATGCCTTTAGAATTAACACAAAGCGATATTGCGGTACTCAACAAGGAACACGGCGTTATCTTCGGTCGTGGCGCTCAGGTTTTAACGGATGCGAAAAAAGCAAACCTAGCAATGGCTATGGATGCTGAACTTGTGCCAGGATCATTAGTTACCAATCCAAACGGTGGCTTCCCTGCTTTATTTACCACATGGGTTGATCCGAATTTAATTGAAGTTCTTGTATCACCTATGAAAATGGGCGAAGCATTCGGTGAAGTTAAAAAAGGTAACTGGACTAGCTCACTTGTTCAATTCCCTGTTATTGAATCAGTAGGTGAAACATCGACCTATGGCGATTTCAACGATAACGGCATGTCGGGTGTAAACGTGCAATACCCATCACGCCAACCGTACCACTACCAAACGGTTATCCGTGTTGGTGAATACGAGCAAGAAATGGCAGGTGAAGCGCGTATCGACTGGTCTAGCCGTAAACAGATTTCTGCCGCATTAACGCTTAACAAGTTCCAAAACCATTCGTACATCTACGGTATTGATGGCTTGGCTAACTACGGCATGATCAACGACCCTAGCCTATTACCTGCGGCAACTGGCGGTAACTGGGAAACATTAGTCGCTGAAGATATTTTCAACGACTTCGGCAAATTGTTTAAAAAGTTGATCGCTCAAACTGAGGGCTTAGTAGACAACGAGACAAAGATGACTTGTTTGCTTTCGCCACTAATGAAAGCTCAATTCACTAAGACAAACCAATTTGGTTTAAACCTTGGTGCATTGTTTAAAGAGCATTACCCGAACTTACGCTTCGTCACTATTCCTGAATACAGCACCCCAACAGGTGAAACTATTCAGTTAATCGTTGATGAGTACGAGGGTCAAAAAACTGTTGAAATGTCATTCACTGAAAAAATGCGTACCCATCCGCTGATTCAAGACATGTCAGGGTTTAAGCAAAAACGCTCACAAGGTACTTTAGGCGCAATCCTTTACCGCCCTGCGTTTGTTGCTACTATGGATGCGACTTCAACGCCTGCGCCATAATAGGGTTTATACCCACAAGCCTAAATTAAAGGTATCATCGTTTTGGTGATACCTTTTTTTATTGTATGCTAGAATAAATTAAGATCGTGACTGGGAAAC